CGTAAAAAGGGTCAGCACTATGAGAAATGGGGAGTTGACCGATTGATTACTTTAGTTGACATTGATTTTAGGACTAAGTTTTGGGTTCAGATGGGTAGAGTTTGGGATGCCGTGGACTTAGGTGACATTGATAGGCTGCATAAAGCAGTCAATGGAATGTGTAAGGGATTTGATGCTCTGGAGAAATGGGCTGAAGAAAATGAGATTGAACCTAATCCAGCAATCCAGTTCCTTGAGTGGAAGTCAGTCCGAGGTGTACCGATGGTAGTCGTTAGAACTGAGAACGAGGCTGTTGAACTTCAGACCCACCGCAAAGACATAAACAATGGGAACATCTGGACTCTTGAGGAGATCGAGGTGTTCTTGCAAGAGCCACAGGTTCAAGAGATCATCAAGCTGAAGGCACTTGTGCCAACGGCAAGAGTTACCAAGTTCACGCCCAAAGAAGGGTTTGGTCAGGGTTCAGGCTTTGATGACATGGAAAGCGATCTGGATGCCATCTTCTCAGGTGAGCCTTATGTGCCTAAGTACAAGCCGATTGGGGTGAAGTGATGGCTAGACCAGCCAGCGTACACACAACCCATTTCAACAGGGTTCTGACTGATGCTGATAAGGCAATCCTTGCCTGTGCTGGTCGTGGCGACATTTCCCTTGGGTTCAAGAATGTACTGGAATGCTTTGCGATCTTGTGGGAACTAGGATACCGCCCACAGCACGACCTAAAGGATTTCTTAGGGGTAGATAAGGATAGCTAGTTAGATCGCCTTTAATGGCGGTTTTAAGGCTTTCTAGCGGCATTGATAGGCTAGGTTTTAGCGTAGTTTTTTAAAGAATTATTAAATACGAATAAGAGTGATTCTTATTCATGTACCCAGATAAAGCACCCACCGCCTCTTTCGCACTTCTCCGCCGCCCAGAAAATTCTTTTCAGATTGAGAAATTAAAAGTTATCCACAGGTTATCCACAGATCGGAGGGCAAGTTATCCACAATTTGCCCATCTGGTTTCATTTCCTGTCACAGTTTGCAGATGCGTGTAATACTTTCAGATATTTAAAGTTAACATAATGGATGTTGTATAAAACCGTTTTTGTAAGTATTCTGTAAGCGTTTTGTAAATGTCCAATAGAATCAACAACTTACAGAAGTTATCCACAGAATCCACAGTTGCCTGTGGATAACTCTCTTATCATTTTGATGGGGGGGAGGGGGTGGTCGCTGGTCGTGATAGTTGTGGGAGCCTCCTCTCCTCTCAAGAAGCGAAATTAGAAAAAAAGGGGCAATGCACCACTCCCCGCTACGAAAAAAAATAGGTGTTGGCGCAGGGAGTTCCGAATTAGTAATTAGATAACCTCAATGGAAATCATTCGGGTACTATGCGCCAACGCTGATAACTCTAGCATATCACCGCCTAATTTGCTATAGTCCCCCCCTATCACGCCCACAACTCCCAAGGACAATCGTGAAGATAGAACAGATGGACAGCATCCAAGATGAGGTAGACCAACCGACAACTGAGAAGAAGAAGGCTGGCAGACCCAAGGGCGTATTCGGATTAAAGCGCCAGATACAGGAGTACGCAAGGAATCCTGACTTGGCACTTCCCAAAACCGATAATCAAAGAATTAAAGACCTGAAGGATATGCTTATCAGGTCGAGTGGTAAGGATGTTGTCGAGAAGATGATCTCCATTGCGTTGAACGACAACCATCCTGCTCAGATGGCAGCTATCAAGATGTGTGTAGACCGCACACTCCCCGTATCCATGTTTGAGAAGGATAAGAGCCAGAGGAGTGCAATACACATCAACATTACGGGGATTGGCGCTCCAACAGTAGCCACAACGACAATTGACGCTGAAGAACCCAAAGACATAGAAGACATAGAGGCTAAAGATGGCTGACTTGAACTTTGCGCTACTGCCTTGGCAGCAGGAGGTCTATGCCGATAAAACGAGATTCAAGGTCGTGGTTGCTGGCAGGCGGTGCGGTAAGTCAAGGTTAGCGGTAACGACACTATTAATAGAGGGGTTGAGTTGCCCTGCTGGTAGTGCGGTGCTTTATGTCGCCCCGACTCAGGGACAGGCTAGACAGATTGTGTGGGATGTTTTGCTTGATGTTGGTCGGGAGATTATCCAAAGCAGCCATGTTAATAACATGGAAGTCACCTTGATTAACGGCGCAAAGATATATGTTCGGGGGAGTGACAGACCTGATACTTTGCGGGGAGTGTCTTTAACTTACGCTGTACTGGATGAGGTAGCTGACATTAAGCCTGAGACTTGGGAACAGGTGGTGAGAGCAAGTTTGTCAGACAAAAAGGGCAGAGCCATGATGATAGGCACACCCCGTGGAAGAAATTGGTTTTACGACCTATACAACTTAGGTCAGGAAGGTAGTGACCCTGATTGGAAATCGTGGCACTTTACGACTCAGGACAACCCGCTTATAGACCCTAGTGAAATCGAGAGTGCAAAGAAGACCCTATCAAGTTTCGCCTTTAAGCAAGAGTATATGGCATCTTTTTCTAATGCTGGCTCTGATGTGTTCAAGGAGGAGTGGATTAAATATGGAGAAGAACCTGAGTATGGTTCTTACTTTGTAGCTGTTGACTTGGCTGGATTTGAGGAAGTGGCTAGACAGGCGGCTAACTCGAAGAAGCGTCTTGACCAGACTGCCATTGCTGTAGTTAAGGTGACTGACGAGGGCAAATGGTTTGTCAAAGAGATTGCTTATGGGCGTTGGGACATACGGGAAACTGCGGCAACTATTCTGCTGAAGATGCGGGAATACCGCCCTTTGAGTGTTGGAATTGAACGAGGTGCGTTAAAAAACGCTGTTTTGCCTTATTTGAGTGACCTAATGAGGAAAAATAATGTATATTCGCACATAGTTGACTTGACGCATGGCAACAGGAAAAAGACTGACAGAATTATCTGGAGTCTCCAAGGAAGGTTTGAGCATGGGCGTATTGTGCTGAACTCTGAGGAAGATTGGGATGAATTCAAAGATCAACTTTTGATGTTCCCTGCCCAAGGTGTTCACGATGACTTGCCTGATGCTCTTTCCTACATTGACCAACTGGCGATAACCTCATACTTTGTTGATGACCAAGAAGATGAGTGGGAGCCTCTAGATATTATTTCGGGGATATAAATGGCAGATCAGATTAGAGCAACTCCGAGAAGTCCCATATTGGGGCTATTCTCTGACCTTGTGAATCTGCCTTTGCAATATATGAGTTCGCCTGAGAGGACTCAACAATCTCAAGGTGCTGCACAGTTCCTTTACGGCACTGGCATCCCTAAGACTCTAGAGCGTATCTCTTATGGGGATTCGTTGTTCTCTGGCTCTGGCGGTCTTGGTGGTACTACGAGGATTCGCCCTGAGACTGCTGAAGCGTTGATGACTGTTGCCCCTTTTGCGCCTGTAGCTGGTAGGGTTGCTGGTCGAATGATTAAAGCCACTGAGGGTATGCCTGTTGGTATGGGGATTAAGGATGTTGGTAAAGGTATTTTTGAAGATGCTACTAAGTATCATCAGAAAGTGCCTGAGATAAAAACAATAAATGTTAACAATCTAAAGCGCATGAATTCTGGAGAAGTTTCGGATGTTTCTGATGAGGTAGCCGCCAAGATGGACTTCTCCAAACCAATCCAAGTTTCAGTATTTTCTGATGGAGAGTTAAGGATTGTTGACGGGCATCATAGAGTTGCGGCGGCAAAAAAACTTGGCATCCAATCATTGCCTGTTGAGTTGCAAGCCATAAATGCCAAGGGTGCAACATTAAACAAATTAGCACAAGAAGCAACCTACCCCCAACAAGCCGCATTAACTGTTAAACCTCCAACTGATGATATTTATGAGGTGATGGATGCCACCTTTAACTATGGCAAATTGGGTGGGAATAAAACTATTCCTATTGACCAGTTAACTGGTGGCGTGAGAATGAGTGACCCAACAGAAGCAAGAAGGGTCAAGGAACTAGCTGACAAGATTTCTAGTCCTGAAGGGTATATTTCCAGAATCATTGTTGATGACTCTGGAAATGTTCTTGAGGGGCAGCATAGGCTTGAAGCATTACGATTGCTTGGTGAAAAGAATGTACCTGTTTCGGTTATTGAAGACTTGAGCAACAAATACGATATTTCTGCAATGGAAAATGCTATTCAAGGTAAATTTCGTTCAGATCAAAGCACTCAACTTGTTAGGCAAGCGATTGATACTCTTGAGGAAGCTGGAAGTGTTGAAAAGGCTTTATCTGATTATTCAATGCCGCCAATGTTTCAACAACCATTTCAAGATGCAATTAGGGCATCACAAAAGGTAAAACCTACCCCAATTGAATCCCCCGCATATTCCGACCCCTTTGGAAATACAATCGGTTCATCAATAAGGTAACACTATGGCAACAGACAAAGAAGTCAAGCTAGAACAAGGCGAATTTTATGAGCCTACTGAGGCTGATAAAGAATTAACCGATTTCATCACTAGCCACTGCGACAAGTGGAGAGATTGGCGAGATACAAACTTTCTGCCTGATTATTTAGAGTACGAGCGCATCTTCCGTGGTCAATGGGCTTCTGAAGACAAGACCCGTGAGTCTGAGCGTAGCCGTATTGTTACCCCTGCTACCCAACAAGCCGTAGAGACTCGCCATGCTGAGATCATGGAAGCTATCTTTGGGCAAGGTGACTTCTTTGACATTGAAGACAATATCCAAGATATAGGTGGAAACCCTATAGATGTTGAGTTAATTAAGGCTCAACTGATGGAAGACTTCAAGAAGGACAAAATCAGAAAAGCTATCGACCAGATCGAATTGATGGCTGAAATCTATGGTACAGGCATTGGCGAGATTATTGTCAAGACCGAAAAAGAGTACATCCCATCAACTCAAGCCATTCCTAATCAGATGGGTCAAGCGGCTATTGGCGTGATGGAGCGTGAGCGCATATCTGTCAAGATCATGCCTATCAATCCCAAGAACTTTCTATTCGACCCGAATGGTACTTCGGTCGATGACTGCATGGGGGTGGCGATAGAGAAATACGTGAGTATTCATAAGATTGTAGAGGGTATTGAACGTGGAATCTACCGCAAGGTGGACATTACCCCTACCTATGAAGATACTGATCTAGAGGCTACTCAAGAGGTTAGCCAGTACCAAGATGAGAAGGTACTGTTGTTGACCTATTACGGGTTAGTTCCCCGTGAATATTTGAACAACATGAAGGAAAACAAAGACATTGTTGAGTTGTTTCCTGAGAATTCTGCGGCAGAAGACTATACCGATATGGTTGAAGCCATTGTTGTGATTGCCAATGATGGTATGTTGCTCAAGGCTGAAGAAAACCCTTACATGATGAAAGATAGACCTGTGTTGTCCTACCAAGACGATACAGTTCCAAACCGCCTGTTGGGGCGAGGTACAGTGGAAAAAGCCTTCAATATGCAGAAAGCTATTGATGCTCAGACTCGCGCTCACTTGGATTCACTCGCTTTGACCACTGCCCCTATGGTTGCTATGGATGCAACAAGACTTCCAAGAGGTATGAAGTTTGAAGTTAAGGCTGGTAAAGCTATTCTTACCAATGGTAACCCGAGTGAGATTATTTACCCATTCAAGTTTGGTCAGAATGACCCAAATAACCTAGCAACTGCCAAAGAATTTGAGCGTATGTTGCTTCAAGCTACTGGTACGCTGGACTCTAACGGCATGGTTTCCCAATCTAGCCGTGATGGTGGTGGTATGTCGATGGCGGTTGCCTCCATTATCAAGAAATACAAGCGTACATTGGTAAATTTCCAAGAAGACTTCCTTGTTCCATTCATCAAAAAGGCGGCTTTTAGGTTCATGCAGTTTGACCCAGAGCGTTATCCCTCTGTGGACATGAATTTCATACCTACAGCTACCTTGGGCATCATTGCTAGGGAGTACGAACAGCAACAATTCATTGGTTTGTTGCAGACTTTGGGTGCAAACACACCTGTTTTGCCTATTTTGCTTAAAGGCATCATAGGAAACAGCAGTCTGTCTAACAGAATGGAGTTGATTGCCAAGTTAGATGAGATGATGCAACCCAATCCTCAACAGCAACAGATGGAGCAGATGCAACAAGAGTTGGCAATGCAAGCGGCACAGGCTCAGATTGCGGTTCAGACTACGCAAGCAGAGCAAAATCGTGC